TTGATGAATTAATAACCAAAATTTTTTTATTAATTGCCTTGTATCTTTTCAGTCGTCTTATCATCTCTGTAGATTTCCCTGAAAACATACATCCCATGATTAATTCTAATCGTCCTGCCATCCCGGTGCTTTTAAAATATAACTGTTTTATTTTTTAATAAGTAGCACGTGCCGCTATTAATGCACGCGTTCGGGTTTTAGCATATTTGGATCTCATCTTAAATGACATTAATAGTAAACAAAATCCGATAGATAAAGGAATCCAAAACTTTTTTTTTTTAAATAATTCTGCTGTTTCATCTTTACATTTCTCATATGAATTTTTCGAAATGATTACTAAATTATAAAGTAAAAGAATACTTACTAAAGTTAATGCAAATATTTTTGGTTGAAATATCATTTTTATATTATATATATATTAAAAAAAAAATGAGTCAACAAAAAAAATGGCACCAACAACAAGAATCTATATTAAAAACATGGGGTGAACAATCAGCTTGCTATAGATATATGCATTTCAAAGAACATCAACGGTATAAAAAATTAAATATGAATTTCACTTTACCTATTATTATTCTTAGCACACTGACCGGTACAGCAAATATGGCACAAGAAACATTTCCTGATAGTTGGAGTAAATATGTACCAATTGGAATCGGTGGTTTAAATCTAATTGCCGCAATTATGACCACAATTTTACAATTTTTAAAAATTACCGAGTTGATGGAAAGTCACAGAGTAAGTTCAGTTCATTACGGAAAATTAGCACGGTCAATTAGATTACAGCTTACTTTGCCGCATTATGAAAGAAGTCACAACGGGGAAGAGTTTGTTGATTTTTGTAATCAAGAATATGATCGTTTAATTGAACAATCACCACCTGTAAATACAAAAGTTTTATCAATGTTTGAAAAAGAATATCCAGAAATGAAACCACCAACGACGCCCAAATCTACAAGCGGCTGGTGTTTAACCAACTTTCTATGTTGTAAGGAGGATAAAGTTGATACAAAAGACAAAAATTTGCAATTAGCTCGACCAGAAATTATGAAATTATCTCCAATTAACGTATATGAAGAACAATTGACCAGACCAAAAAATGTATTGAATGAAATTGAACTGACACCACCCACCCCGGTTTCTGTGTCTCAACCAAGTGTAGCTGATAGAGTTGCTAATTTACAACAACAGTTTGGTGATTCTTCGGTTTAATTTGATTAAATAGCAGACAAGTACAAGTAATAATATATTAAAAAAACTAAATATTATTATATAAGGATAAGTCCTTTTTTTTATTGGTTTTATAACCCGATCTTGTAGTGCGTCATTTTTGAAAACCATATCTATCGCTTGATTAGTAAGATCGCTCATGGATAACTTTATTACAATTAAGAGAACAAAAAAAAATATTAAAAATACATTCGTTGGTAATGTCGAAGCTGTAAATGCATTGCAAACTGCAATCACTAATAAAAAAACTGTAAACTTGTATGGCCAATCCGGAACCGGGAAAACATTTCTTATCAATATACTGTTAAAACACAATTATGTAGAAATAACACCTGAATTATTAAGAAGTAAAAATGTAACCTTGGATTTTTTAAATAAATTAAATTATTCATCATCATCCAATGTTGTTATAGATGATTTAGATCATGAATTAGTCGGAACCAAAGAAATCATAAAACTAATTGAAAACGGTACTCGAATTACAAACGGATGTTTTATTATTGTTTCACGAATTTATAAACCCATAAATAATTGTGAAGAAATCGAATTGAAAAAACTGAGTATAAATCAATTAGTAAATTTAGGACGTTCTCGATTTTCTACTAAACTTCCATTTATGGTAAATGCTGCAAAAAAATCAAGAGGAAATATTCGTGATTTTTTATCAAATATTGAATTTGCAAATACTAAAGATATATTTAAAACACCAAAACAAATGATATATGATTTAACATGTTCGGATGTAAAATATCCAGAAACTCCAGATATTAATACTTGTAAAAAAATTCATGAACACGGATACTCGTGGGGAATTGTTCATGAAAATTATTTAGATGCTCCAAGCATTGAAAACTGTTATTCAAACGTTGCAGATCATATGTCAATCGCAGATACATTAGATAATAAAATTTATGAAGGAAACTGGGAATATGCAGAATATTTTAGTTTTCACGGAATTATCACACCAGCAATTAAAATAAATCATGAACTTCGAACAGAAACCATGAGACCGGGGAGTTCATGGACTAAATACAGTAACTATAAAATGAGAATGTCTAAATTTAGGGCGCTATCAAGAATTGATCGTAAAATAACAATGGAACACGTGTATGCTATTCAAAATTATTTACTGAAAGATGATATTTCAATGGCACATAGCTATAAATTAGAACCAGCGGATTTAGACATAATAAACCATTTATGTATAAAAACAAAGTTAAAACAAAAAAACTTATTAAAATTAAAGTCGAAACTTAAAAATGAATTGGCGAAAAACAAATAATGACGATGATGATGATGGTAGCGATTCAGATAATGAAAATATTATCAAAACAATAGGGAGCGATATTTATTTTCATGCAGAAGTAGATCGAAAAAATATTTTTAATCTTATTGAAAATATAAAAAAGTTAGAAATCGAATTACTGAAAAAGTCTATAGAATTAAATGGATATGTTCCCGAAATACGATTATTTATTCACAGCGAAGGCGGTGATGTATATTCAGGATTTAGTGCCATGGATCATATTCAAAACTCGAGAGTGAAAATTACAACAATTGCAGACGGGTGTTGTGCGAGTGCAGGGACATTTATTCTCTTGGCAGGGAAAAAGAGATTGATGAATCCACATAGTTATATTCTTATCCATCAAATTTCATCCGGAGGATTTTGGGGGAAATTTGAAGATCTCAAAGATGAAATAACCACATGTACAAAAATAATGGATATGGTTAAAACCGTGTATACAGAACAAACAGAAATCCCACAGAAAAAATTAAAAACACTCATGAAAAGAGATATTTATCTTTCTTCTGAAGAGTGCCTGCGATATCAGATTGTATCCGGACTTTATTGAATTTACTTAAAAAATTATTTTTTAATCATTTTATTAAAATGATAGATTTAATATTTCCTATAATAAGTTTATTATTTTTTTTTATAGGATTACCAATTGTTTTTATATGCTGTTTAAAAAGTCCGAGTGAAACTAATTAAATTTATTTTTCTTTTAATAGTTCTGCACAATTTCGCGCAAGTGTATCTACTTTTTCATTTTCTGCTATACCACTATGAGCTTTTACCCAACACCACTCAATATTATTAAATTTGTCAACTATATTAACCAAAGATTTCCAGTACGTTTTATTTTTGACTTCTGAACCTTGAGATGTTTTCCAATTATTTTGTTCCCAATTGTACACCCATTTTGTTATTCCATTTTTTACATATGCGCTATCTGTAAAAACCTTAACAGATCGCAATCCAATCATATGAGCTTTTATCAATGACCGAATAACAGCTGTAAGTTCCATGATATTATTTGTGGTATTTGGTCCTTCTCCGCCACAAATAGTAAAATGTCCTTCACAATGCCCCGCCCATCCACCAACGCCTGGATTACCTAAACAACTACCGTCTGTATAAATTTCAGACATATTACTTACTTGTAAGAAGATAATAATTATAATCTTTAATTTTCATCTTTTCTCGTATACGATTCATCAAATCGATTTCATTGCTTCTTCTTTTCTGCCACGTGTTTTTTTGATTTTTTGTGAGCAAACCCAGGAACCTTCAAAAAAATGATTTCCATGGAGGTGACGCAAGCATACCTTCACCTAAACCAAACAAATAACGACACAGTAAATACACGAAAAAACTGATAAACATTGAAATCACAGCAGTCGTAATTACTTTTTTGGTTTCAGATTTTCGGCGATCTAATTGTGTACGAACTTCAATCGTTAAAGCCGTGATAATTCCTAACAATATAGAATTCAAAGTAAACGCCTTGAGAATTGTCGTTGGACGCAAATCAACTATGGGTTTATAATAACTCATTTTACTAAATTTTAATATTTTTTTTTGTTGGAGTCAAAAATATTAAAATTTATTTATTTATTTATTTTTTTTTGTTGGAGTCAAAAATATTTAATTGGAGAAGGCTAAGCCACCCATACCTGACTGGATGCGCAGAACGTTGTAGTTGGTGGCGAACATGTTGAGGGTGGTGGAGTCACCAGTGTAAGTGGCACCGGTAGTAGAGCCTTTAAGAGTGACCTGTACCTGGGCGTTGTCAATACGTGAGAAATTGCAAGTGCCAGTGGGCTGGTGCTCCTCGGGTTTGAGGGCGAAGGAGTAAGAGTAGACACCTGGGTATGGGCAGCCACTGTGGTGGTTGAAGGCCTGGACCTGGTTAAAGTATTTGCCTTTCTGCTCCTTGAATCGGTCCTGACCATTGAGAATGAGTTTGAAGGTATCGAGAGGACCAACGGACGCGGCTCCTGAAGGCGCACCATCCTCACTCCATCGGCATTGAGAGTTAGAGTTGGCACCATAAAGATTAATGTCGAGACTACCAGTAACGTATTGTGGGACACCTGTACCACAAGTGGTTGATGACAGGCAGAGATTGTTAGCAGTAGTAGCAGCCGTAAGTGGGTTGCATGACAGAACAACCGCGTTTGAAGTTTGGGCGTTGGAGGTAAAGTTCCATACGGCAGCATTTGAAACTGTCCCGTCGTTGAAGCACCACACGAGCTCCTTAACTGGGTGATTGTAGGACAGGCGGACCTGTTTGGTGCCACCGGCCGTGACAGAGTCGGAACCAGTGTGCTGCACCTGCTCGATGAGGTACTCATGGCCTTTCTGGGCGAAGCGACGACGCTCCTCTGTGTCGAGGTAGACGTAGTTACCCCACACTTTGAAGGTGGAGCCATCGGTGTAGTGTGTGAACTCGGATGACAGGTCAAAATCCAGACGGACTTCGTGGTACTGGAGAGCAATTAGTGGCAGGTAAAGACCTGCGTTGCGGTTGAAGAAGAACAGCAGAGGCAGGTACACGGTACCGGCGGCACCAGTCGAGTTGGTTGTCATCTTGGCGTAAGTGGCTTTCTTGGACTCATCCATATTCAGCTCGGAGTACAGACGCCACCACAGCTGGTATTGTTTGTCAATGCGCTGACCACCAATGGACAGCTCAATGTCTTTGATAGCACGCTCAGCCGCCCAGCAACCTGAAATCGAGCTTAGAGAGCCGGCGCGCGCATCAACGGCGCTGGTCAGAAGTTCGATGTACATATCACCGATCAGATCACCATTGCGGGCGACGGTCACGGACAGACGGCCATTGTCACCGGCTGAACCGTTGACAGTCTGCTCAATGTTTTCCATAGCAAAGTTGGTGTGACGTTTGTACACCGCCTGGAAGAAAGTTACTTTTGGGTTGCCAGTCAGGTAGACATCCTGGGCCCCGTAAGCTACAAGTTGCATAAGACCACCAGCCATTGTTAGATATTTTTTATACTATAGGCCAATATTT